CTCCAGTGTATTCTTTCATAGCCGACGCAATGAAACTTGCCGCGTTTTTCAGAGGGCGTCCATTTCTGTACACGGATGTTCAAGGAATCGGGTTCTAGTTTCTTAGCACACGTATGCGCCTGCCTACAGAAATTTGTCGAGCATTGCTCAAATATATCCGCCATGTCTACCCCACATACATTTCGTAAGGTACTTCAGTTTGCCTTTCGCGCAGTACAACGGCTGGTAATCTCGGGCCAAATTTGGCTTCAAATAGCGCCATGTCCCTATCCGATTTTTTCTGGTCAAAGGTATCGGCATCCCGTTTCAAGTACGCAAGTCCTGTTACGCCGAATACTAAATCAGGGTGCCAGATTTCGTCTATCTCAGGAACGTCACCGTCGGCTTCCAGCAATAACGGTAGCCGAACTACGTCTAGGTAGGCGGTATCAGCGGCTTTAGGTCTTCCGATAAAGGTAATGGTGCGTACCATAATACCCTCGTCATCGCCGGTTCCTGCTTTGGTTTTATCCAAGGCGTAGGCGTAAGGGGTACTGGTGTAGTTTGAGCGACCGCCGTAATATTCTTCCCTGCGGCGAATACTGGTTCGTGTCAGGGTAAAGGTAGGCCGGGAGGCTAGGTAGACGGATCGAATATCCAAATATCCGCTTGGGAGCGAATACTTTTCATTCCATGTCAGGTCAGCTTTTTGGGTAAAGGGGAGTGCAATATCGTCCTCTACAACGAGATTGGCGCGGATGCAGGCATCGCGTAGGGTATCGTTGACGCAGTCATTGAGTTCTTGATCTGCCCAAAGATAGGGGGCATTAAGGTCGTCTAATCGTGATCGTGCTCTACGGCGAATATCGGCTAGGGTTAACACTTGATGCCCTCTGTGAGTCTTATTTTATTCGGCCCGACACGAGGCCGGTGTTCAGAAGAACATTTTACAGTAGATCGTGATTTTCGTCAGTCGATTCTACCGCTTCGTCTGCCGCTTTTTTACCTGTTTTTTTCTTAGGCTTTTCGGCTTCTTGAACAGTTTCTTCGGCTACTGCAGCAGAAACAATCTCTGCGCCGTCCGAGTCAAACGATTTGCCGTCTTGGAAAAAGTACGGCTCGCCTTCTCCAACAATGCCCCATACCCTGTCAAACGGTCTACTTCTATCTAATTCAGCCATAAGTCCCCTATCGGTGGCGTGAGGGCACTCTCGTCATGTACGGAGTTTCTTCGTGTGCGTAGCGATTGCCACAACCGTAAGATTCGCCTTTCGATGAGTCGTACCACATAGTTTTACCGGTTTCGCATGCGCTACCTTCGTCAATAAACCCGCTTTCCAACGGGTTTACAGAAGGCTCCTGGGAGGCGTCCGTGTCGCAGCTATCCATATTCGCAATAGCCAGGATGTGCATGGTTTTAAGTCCGGAAGGTAAAGTTCTTGCCGCCTTTTTTACCAGCAGACTCGTCCATTTGGGTACGCATGAAGTTGTCGCCGTGAGTTTTTTGCTGAGCGTCTACCGCGCCGCGTGACAGTTTTTCAACTGAAGACAGACCAGATTCTACGCCAGCAGACAAGCCAGAACCGCCGCCGAAGCCGCGAGTGTCTTGCGCGTTGTTGCTTGAGTCTTTGTTAAAGTCAGACATTTTAATCTCCTAAAGGATTGGAGTGAGCCGGTTTCCCGGCTCGAAACATGTTTATCTTAGAACCAGTCCAGAGTAACGTCAACTACCGCTGCGCCCGCTGGAGTACCACCAGTGTTAGCGGTAAAGGTAATCAGCACGGGGCCTAGCACTTCTGGAGTTACTGGGGTGCCTGAAATGGTGTTTGAGGCGCCGGTCAAGTCCAGGGAGCCGTAGGTAGGGTTAGTACCTTTAGCGAACTGAGATGCATATCCAACAGCCGAACCGGCTGCGGTAGTTCCCAAATCTAATACGCCCGCCGCGTTTACGTTACCGGCCACGCCGACACCGACTTTAGCAGAAGTAGTTACGGCATTGTAAGTAGTGGTAACAGACGCGTTGATGTCTTTTACCCTAACTTGAGTGCAGCCTGGAGGCGGTTGAATCGCCCATGTAGTAGTCGTTACCGCTGTGGAGCGAGTATAAGTAACGGTTTTTGGATTGGTGTACGCCATTGTACTGTCCTCTATGTTTAGATGTTTGGTTAAACCCGCGTACTGCTACGCGGGTATTAAAGCCTTTACGCTGCCGAAGTCCATTTAACAATTCGACCATTTTGGTGATCGGGATGACTCAAACCGACACCTTCCAAGGCGTACCAAGCAATACCACGACCACGACCGTAATCGTCTGGGATTTTACCGCGAATCTCTTCAGGAACTGCCACACCTTCGGCAACAGTGTCTGCGCCCATAAAGTACGCCCAGTCGGATTTGCCGTTGTTCCACACATCCGCAGTACCGTTTGAAGGACTGTAGGTAGTAGAGTCGTCAGCGCCGCCAGCAGGAATGTGAGTTTGCTCGATAAAGCGCACACCACGGTATCTACCGATTTCACCGTTTTTAATCTGAACCAAACCGGTTTCGGTATAGGTTTGGATACCTTCCAAATCATATTTCAAAGTGATGTAGGTTGATGGGCGAGCGATACACAGGTAGTCGCCACCTTCATACGCAGGGATATTGCGCTCTTTCATTTGAGTGCTGATAGGCTCGATATGGCCTTTACCCAAAGCGATGTTGTTAGTAACACCGCCCGCAGTACCGTCAGTTGTGAATGTATTAACTGCAGTTGTGCTAGTACCTGACGCGGGAGTTACACCCAACAAGGTTTGGTCGAATTGTTGCCATGCGGCTACGTCAAAGGCTTCCGCAACGTCAATTTTCAAGACTTTGCGGATGATTTCTTTGATCGGTTGCTCGGACAGGTCATCCAATTTGCCGGTGTAGTCAACAGAGTTACCGAACTCGGTCATAGTGCCAGAGTATTGAGTAACTTTGAAAGAGCCTGAGGGCATTCTTTCAGTTTCGTCAATTGCGCGACCTTTAGTTGACAATTTGGTGAATACGTTCCAGTACCACTTGTCGCCACGGCCTTTGCCTACCAATGGTTTACCATCGGCGTCGTTTTCTTTCACATCACATAACTGTCTGAATTTAACAACCGGCAGATTTTGTAAACGCAGGTATTCGGACAAGTTAGGTGCCCACAAATAGCCGCCTTCATCAGCGACAGCCCAGATTTGACCACTCATATAATTTCACCTTCTAATGGGTTAATATCGTTTCTCAACGATGGTTTGTTACTGCTTTCGTTATGCCTGACCGCGTTTCTCTTTCATTTGCTGAATAGCATCTGAGCGAGTTGGCTGTCTAGGTGGCGGAGCCGGTTCATTTCTGGCGGATGCACTAGGCATTGCCGGAATACTACGTTTTGCAGTTTTGCGTTCCTCCATGTCAGGAAGTACGCTTTCTTCTTCCGCAGGAGCAGCAGGTTCTTCAGCAGGCGCTTCTGCCGCAGCCGGAATTTCTTCCGTTACGGGGGCAGGAGCCGCTTCCGGTGCTGGCGCTTCGGCAGGCGATTCAGGGTACAGGTCAGCGACAGCTTTACGCAATGCGTCGGCTGCGCTCATTCCTTCTTGGCGGTACACATCGGATAAAGCCATGACCTTTGACGCTGGTAAGCCGTCTTCGGCTAACTCAGGGTGCTTAGCCGCTAATTCGGTAGCAGCCGCAACGTAGGCTTTGACTTCTTGTTCGGCTTGCGCTTCTGTTTTAGCGCGGTGCGTATTTTCGCGGAAGCGATGATCCTGCAATTGCTTATACAAAGCGCGAGCAGTTTCCATATCCCCAAAAGCCAGGGCTTCGTGGTACTGGTCGATCAACTCGTCGTGGGCCGGGCCTTCGGGTGCTTGGTATTCACCTACGCTTTCCATAGGTTCTTCAGCAGCGGCTTCCTCCTCCATAGGGGATTCTTCCATTGGCGCTTCGCCTTCCGCAGATTCTTCGACAGGAGATTCCGGAGCGGTTTCTTCGGCCTTTTCCTCAGCCGCTTCCATCACTAC